AGGACCAACAGTACCTTGATTCATTGCATTATAACTACCACCACTTTCTGGTCCAGCAATGATATCCAATGCTTGCTTATGAATTCCGGTTACACTTCCACCAGTAGTAGGAGCATCTTGAGTATAATCAGTATTTAATGGTGGAACTTCTTTTTCTTCAGGACCTTCTCCAAGAGGTTTACTAAGCATATCAAATCCTTGCAGAAATTGATCACGCATTGTTTCGAGATTAACATTCAAATCGTCCATAGCACTTTGGACTCTTTTTGAATCATCGGTAAAATCAAATTGAGTAACATTTTGATATACACCAGAAAGAAGATTTCCAAAATTTTCAAATGTATTTTTAATATTTGTCATAAAATCAGTCAATATTCCATATAAAGATCTAATTCTAGTAATCAAATCTTCAATTGCCGTCATAATTGTTGGCAAATTATAAAGCAACCAACCAATTAAAAGACTGGATGCAAAATCTAATATTCTACCAAGAAATCCTTTTGTACTATCTCCAATAACTGATGCTGTTCTTTTCATTGCACCACCAATACCAGACGCTTCGATTATACTTTCTTGATCTTTTCTTCGAATTGCTTCTTCTCTCATATTTGAAAGAATTTTATCTCTGACAAAAGATTCTCGTTTTATTTTTGTTCTATTGAGAGTAACCGTTTTTATAGCATCCGAAGAATTTTTTAAATTTCCCAATCCAGTATTAAGGGAATTCATCCCCTTTGAAACATTAGTAATATTAATTCCTGGTGCTAGTGTTGTTGCCATATTATAATACTACATTATAATTAATTTGAGAATATAATGTATAGAAGTTATCAGGATTAGATGATGGGATAAAAGGAACATCACTAGCAGAACCAGTACTCAATGGTTGCTTTTGTGGAGGAGTAGAAGGTTTAGAAGGAGAATAAACTATATTTGGTTTCGATTCAGGTTCTGGTCCAATATTAAATGGAACAGTTTGCATCTTTGTTGTTTGTGCTGGAGTTATTTCTGGTGTAGAAGGTTTTGAAGAAGTTTCTGCTGGTTTTGGCATTTCTTTGGAAGGAACCGATGATATCTGATCTTTGGAATCAGGTAATTTCATTTCTTTCCAATCCTTACCTGTTGATTCTGCCCAATCTTTTGCTTGTTGTTTTTCTTCTACACCCATTTTATTCCAAGCACCTTCTATTTGACCTCTTGCTGGACCAAAGTTTCTCATTTTCCATGCCTGTTCAAACTGCTCTACCTTTGCAGGATCTGGTGCTTTTGTAGTTTCTGGTGCTTTTTGAGTTTCTGGTGTTTTTTGAGTTTCTGGGGCATTAATCTGCAAATTACTTGCAGGAGGAGTCATAGAAGTTGTTGGAGCAGGTTTAGCAGTTGTTGGTTTTGGTGGTTCAGATTTTTTAAGTGGTGATGATGTAAGTTTATTTTTTTTATTTCCTTCTGTAAAATTTTTTGCAATTTCATCAACTTTTTTATTTAATTCGGAATCAGTAAAAATATTTTTACCAAATGCTTCGGCAATTTCATCAGCAGTAAAAGCAATACCTGCTATTTTTCCAATTGCTCCAATTGCTCCAGGTGCTCTGGAGGCAAGACTAAGAGCAGCTAATATGCCATCAGTATATTCTTTATTTTTAAAATTCATCAACCCACTTAAAAAAGTAACGAATCTACCAATTCCTCCCAATTTTCCTCCTCCACCCGGGTTTGGTCCTTTAGGTCCTGGTTTTGCTCCTGTTGGTGGTGGAGTTCTTCCAGGTAAAGCGCCTCTCAATGCAGTCGCAACCAGTTGAAATGGTTTAATAATTAATCCACCAACTAAAAATTTTCCAATCTTTCCGACAAGTCCAGTAATAGTTCCAATAACTTTACCTATACCAACATTGATAATAGTAAATACTCCACCTGCAACCAAGAGAGTTTTAATTACAGAATCTTTAATTTCATTTAATTTCTTCTTATCACCGTCTTGAAGTGCTTTTAAGACATTAATTCCTTGGGTGGTTAACCATCCACCAAGAAGTGTCATTACAAAACTCATCAAATTATTAAAACCAAATGATACCTTATCGCCAATACGCTTTACTGGTTCTGATAAGGCACTCTGAATTTTAGTTTCTAATAAACCTTCTTGTCCTCCTCGTGCGCCAGCCTCTGCTAATCTTTTTTGTTGTTGTTGTTCATACAGATCTTTCTGCTTTTCTAAAGCACTTTCACTTGCAGTAATTGTTGCAACCGACTGCAATGTATCACTAATCCCATTCAATTGAAGTCTAACACTATCTACTTGTGCCTGAAAACTTCCAATTTGAGTTAGATTGGTAAGAATTTGTGTATTAGTTTTCGATAATTCATTAACCTGCTTCTGCATTGATGCTACTGCAGAAGTATTTGCATTTATTGAAGACTGAGTTTGTGCATCAACCCCATTTCCACCACCAAAAATACTTCCCGATACGGTACTCTCATTAATACCTCGAATGGAATTGGAAAGTGGTGATGGTATGACAGCCATTAGGATTGTTGATTTTTAAGATTTTCTTCTTCAATATATTGTTGTAAAAGTGTGATATAAATTTCCTTTTCCCAAGGAATCATATTTTCAAGCTCTGTTAATGAATATTTATGGTGTTGCATCAGGGAAAAATTAGTTCGGAAGTATGACGCAAGATCATTGTGCGCCATACTTACACGAAAAAAGCAGGGAGTCCCTCCAATACAACCTCACTTCCAACACCAGTATTTGGATTTTTAATTTCAATAAGATGAGAAAGTTTTGGCATTGTTTCAAAAAACTTTTCAATTTCCTTAAATTGTTTCGAACTTAATTGCTCAACAAATTCAGAAAGTTCTTTTTTAGAGCATTCACTTCCAATCCACGACTCCTCTTCAGAATAAACTTGGTCAATACAAGCACAAATGAGATCAAAAGATTCATTAACACCAATTCCCTCTCCATTATTAAAATTGTTCTTAATAAATTCTGCCATAGAAGGGTATTTCATTCTCATGGTCAAAGTATCATCCAACTTAATGTCTCTCGAATGACCTTCTTGATCTTGTACCATAATCTCATCCAAATTAATGCTGACAGGAACTTTTGTTACACCATCATCCGGACAAGTAATTAATACGTCAACAGTTTCACCAACCGATTTACCACGAATATTTAAGAACAAATATTCAATATCAAATGTAGCAAGATCATCAATCTTAATTCCTTTACTTAAGATGCAATTTGAAATTACCGTTTTAACTGCATTTGCAATTTGCTTATTGTCCTCACTTTCCATTGCAATAATGAGGATTTTTTCTTCTTTGACTAAAAATGGACGATATCTAATGTTTTTCTTTAATGATGGAATTTCCAACTCATAAATTGGAGTCACAATCTTTGGTAATGGCATAATAACCTATAGAATTCAGATGCTGTTATTTATGCCCCATCAGATTGAATTGTCGTAACAGCAGAATTTCTACTTGTTCCGGTTATTGTAGTTGGTGGTCCTGAAGAAGCATCACCAAAAGAAAACCATCCACTATTTCTGAAAGATGCAGTAGTAGAATTAGATATTCCCCTTGGTCTTGGATCATCTAATCTTCCTGTACCCTGGTTGAGATTTCTCCATATTAATTCATCTCTTCCAGTTGCAAGTCTATTGGAATTAGATGCATCTGCATAATTTGATGCTGTTATATTTTCAGATTTCTTATTATTGTCTCTCAAATAATTTATATCCAAACTTCTAATAGAACCGCAAACATATCTTTCATAACTAAAAGACGCAGTTACTGTCAATATTTGAGATTCATTATATGCTATCGTTGGAGAATACATTGAAATTGGAAATAATCCAAAAAAATTATATTCTATCTCATTTTCATAATCCCTATCAAACTTTAAAATTTTAACCCCATCAGTCTTATAATCTTTAGGATACTTCATTCTGAAAAAATATCCTTTGTTTGCAGAAGAAATTGGTCTAGATCCACCAGCAATAAATTCTATCCAGTGCTCCAAAAATTTAATCATTTTATATTCTTTATCAACATAAAATGTCAAATCAATTGCATTAAACATTCTAGTATGAGCCATCTTCTCAGTGACTCCTGTAACATCATTAACAATATCAGTAGTTGCAAGAGAACTTCCTGGCAATGATGCAGAAGAACATAATAACCCAGCATCCTTCGCAACAAATCTCCAATCAATCCCCCGCAAAGTTAAATGACTTTCGAGAAGTCTTGATAATCCCCCGAAGGATACTTGGTAATGACTGGTTTGTGCAAGATTGCCGAAAAGTGGTTTAATCTGCGATATCTTGCGAGGACGTGCTGTGGACACTCTAAATACTCTTAAGGTCTTATACTATATTTAGATGTCGTATAAAGGAAAATATCAACCAGATAATCCTAAAAAATATAAAGGTGATCCAACTAACATCATATACAGATCTTTATGGGAACGCAAATTCATGAAATATTGCGATCTTAATGAAAATATTCTTGAATGGGGCAGTGAAATTTTTGCATTGCCTTACCGATCACCTATTGACAACAAGATACATAAGTACTTTCCCGATTTTTATATCAAAGTAAAGGAAAGTAGTGGTGAAATTAAAAAATGTATAATCGAAATTAAACCTAAGAAACAAACCGTGGAACCAATACCACAAAAGAGAAAGACGAAAGGATATATCTATGAGGTTTATGAGTATGCAAAGAATCAGGCGAAATGGAAGGCTGCAGAAGAGTTCTGTAAAGATCGTCAATGGGAGTTCAGGGTGTTTACTGAAGATCACTTAGGTATCAAATAATGGCACTTACCGGATACGAAAAATCACTGGAAGAATATAGTAAGAGTGAATTAGTTGATATTGCAAAAGAATATACATTATATTATCAAACAGATTCTGGACAAGGATCTACAAGCAATTATGATAAATTAACAAAAGAAAAATTAATCTCTCTCATAAAATCTGATAGAGATTATCAAAATTCTGCTCCACCAATTAAAAAATTAAGCAGAGTTGAAATAATGATGCAAAGAATTTCAATAGGAGTTGATACACCGAATGAAATTATGGCAGTTATTCAAGAAGTTTTTGATGATACTGAACAATATCCAAGACCAGGAAATATATACACATTTGTTTATACTGCAAAAACACCAAGAATTCTTTATGACCAACATCCATTATTAATGGTCGAATCAATTAGTTTATCAGGATTCAAAGGATATAATGTTCATTGGTCAGATCATAGAAATTATGTTTGGGAAGGAGTTGAAAGTTCATTTCATAGAGTTCAAAAGGGTGAAGAGTTTGATTATCTTCATGATGTTCCATATGCAGAAATATTACAAACATAGTCTAAATAATTAGAAAATCTAAATGACGGAACTTCTCAGGTATCCACAAAAAAGAATAGATGATTTTGATGATTATCTGCAGATTCTTGTTGTGGATTATGTTCCCCCAGGTTTAAATACCAACCCATCAAATCTTATTCAAAGAAATTCTACTCAGGCATTAAATTCTCCTGAGGCATTGGCAAAAAATGGAAGTTTGAAGAAACCATTATATCAGATTCTTCTTCCTATGCCACAAGGTATCTCTGATGAAAACACTGTTGATTGGGGTGATGATAGTTTAAATCCCATTTCTGCAGCACTAGTTGGTGGAGCGCAACAGACTATAGCAGGAGATTCTAAAAAAGGAATAACGGATTTTACATCAGCAATAAAAAATGTGGCTACTAGTGGAAATGGGCAAGATTTAGTTACTAATTATTTTGCGGCAATGGCAGTCAATAACTTAGGAGCAAATGTTAGTGCAGAAGGTCTTCTTTCTAGATCATCTGGTCAGGTTCTTAATCCAAATATGGAACTTCTGTTCAAAGGAGTTATGTTAAGATCATTTAATTTCTCATTCAATTTTGCACCAAGGGAGCAAAACGAAGCAATGGCAGTTAAAAATATTATAAGAACCTTTAAAAAATCAATGTCTGCTAGAAATTCAAGTGGTGCTGGTGCTGGATTGTTTATTAGTTCCCCGAATATATTCCAATTAGAATATCGAAGTGGAAATAAAAAACATCCATTCTTAAATACATTTAAACCATGTGCATTAAAATCTATGAATGTGGATTATACTGCTTCTGGTGCTTATGCAACTTATGAAGATGCAACACCAGTTCATATGAAACTTACACTTTCATTTCAAGAATTAAATCCAGTTTACTTTAGTGATTATGATGGTCTCACTGATAACGACGGAGTAGGTTACTAAAATGTCATATTTCAGAGAACTACCAGACCTGGAGTATCAATCGCCTTTTGTCGATAGAGTATCTTCAGATGCATATGTTCGCGCCAAGAATTTATTTCGCAGAGTCAAACTTCGTGACGATTTGCAAAATGTTTTTACACTTTTTAATAAGTATCAAATTTCAGATGGAGCAAGACCTGATATTGTTGCAGAAGAACTTTATGGTAAAGCAGATTTGGATTGGGTGGTTCTATTAACTGCCGGTATTGTAAACGTAAGAAATGAATGGCCATTATCTGATAGAGATATTTACCAATATGCAGAAGAACTTTATAAGGAAAATTTAAATTCTAATCATCATTATGAGACTAAAGAAGTTAGAGACTCCAGAGGTCGTTTAATTCTTCCTGCGGGTAATGTTGTTGACTATAATTTTTCAATTCGAGATCCAGATGATTATATGGCAACATTAACTCCTGTTGTTGGTATCAGTAATTATGAATATGAAGTTCGCAAAAATAATAAAAAAAGATCAATTTATATTCTCAAGAAAGTATATTTACAACAGTACTTAAATGATATGAGAAAAATTATGTATTATGATAAATCTTCACAATATGTTGATAAAACTCTGATTCGTACAGAGAACACCAGGGTCACAATGCCATAAAAAAGGGGAGGTTTCCCTCCCCATTATAACTATTCCGCTAATTTTGCGAAATATGACATCGTGTCATCATCCTCTTCATCATAAGAAGAAGACTTAGAAGAACTTAGGTTACTCAGTTCGGTGCGAAGATCTTCATCAAGTTCACGAACTGGACCACGAG